CATAGCAGTATCTGACTCTCAAGCACGACGTACTGGCTGGAAGCCCAAGTCCTCCAACATGTATCACCACAGGCGGTACTAGGCCACCGTAGTTAAGCGCAGTATTGACAGGCGCGAAAGCGTCATTGTCGAAGAAGCGTTTAACCACGGCTACTTTCCCGGAGTCGGCTCCAATCTCACGGTAGTCGTTCTCATCCAATAAGGACGTTACTACACTTCCGGGAGCATTGAGGATCTCATTAGTGGTGGCACAAAAGAGTATGCCTTTGGCTTCGTCAGCTCTTCCGACGTACTCGAGTTCCACTGACACAGCGTAGGGCCTAAAGGTCGAAAAGGTTGACGCAAGCTCCGTGTAATTGTTTATGTCTGTGGCAACCCCTAGTCCAGAGATGGTAGTAGCACTAGAGAAGGTTCCAGGGTAATAGCAGTCGTTGAGAGACAGTGTGAACTGAAGCCAACTGTTGCCATAAGCATCTGTTGAAATATTGTCCGCACCTTTCTCTCTCCAAACTAAAGTCGGCTCTTGGTTCATGTCTGGCCTACTACTGTTTCCAGTTTCGGCGGTCCATGGGTCAAGCATCAACTTCATGTAAGGTGTCCGCATCACTCCCGTCTTCTTCTTCTTTGGTTTCTTTGCCTTCTTTGGCTTTGGGGCCGGGGGATTTCCGCCTTGTCCATACACAACAAGTGCATTCGATTTTGGTTTCGGCATTGATCGGAGAAGATGGTGGGTTAATTTTGGCGTTGTTTTGTCGGGCCGCCCCCCCGGCATAATCACCTACAAGCTTAACTCTACACAAGAACCCTACTATTCGATGCGGTCTTTTCGGTTTCCCTACTAAGCAAAGTTTCCACCCGCTTCGTGTTTCGGTTACTCTTGTGGTCGAGTCAACACCGTCTGAACCAAGGCTTGAACCTTGGGTAGGATAGTGCTGTTTCTCAGCTCATAGAAGAGCGTAACTGTGCGTTCCGTAGGATCCTTGTCTTTAGACACCTCCTGGAAGAAGGTCGTCAGAGCTTTGTAAGGCTTCAAGAATTCGGGGTTACCTACTCTCTTGAGGCCGCAAAACTCCAGACATGTCTTGTCTTGGACTTCCTTCACCTACAAACCCAGTCCCGCGTACTTTTCAATGATTTCCGCGTGGCTGAACCCTCGGGTGGGCTCCGCACAGTCATCTCCGTGTGTGATTCCGCCCTCACACTTATCACAGAAGGCGTGTCTGGAATACATCGAACGAATCGACGACCCAGACTGCGACG